AAGGGGCTCACCGGTTTTCACACCGTACTTTTTTGCAATGATGTTTTTGGTCAGGATAATCCCGTGCCGGTGTTCGGGTTCGCCGCCCACAGCCACCGGCTTTTTCCGGATCTCCGGGCGGTGCAGGCATTCCACGGAAGCGTAAAAGGAATTGCAGTCGCTGTGAAGAATCACCCGTTCCATGGCGGCGCCTCAGTTATAATACCGCATACTGGACACGACGCGGCCGAGGATTTCCACTTCGGGTACGATGATAGGCTCCATAGAGGGATTCTCCGGCTGAAGCCGGAAGTGCCCTTTTTCTTTGTAGAACCGTTTTACCGTAGCTTCGCCGTCAACCATAGCCGCAACGATCTGCCCGTTGTCCGCAACCGGCGTCTGTTCTACAATCACAATATCGCCGCTGAAAATCCCGGCATTAATCATGGAATCCCCTTTGACGCGCAGGGCGAAAAGGTCCTTATCATGATGTCCAGAGCGGGGGATAAACCCAATGTAACCGTCCAGATTTTCAATGGCCGTAATCGGCACACCGGCGGCAATAGTCCCCAGGACAGGAACCATCACAACATTAGCCAGCCGGCCAACCTCAGCAGGATAGAATTTCCCGCCAATGTGTGTCAATCGTCCTTCATCTTCCAGCTGGAGCAGCTGGCGGTTGATATTCGACCGGGCCGAAAGCCCTAAGGCTGCCGCAATTTTTCCCATGGAGGGGGGATATCCATTCTTCTGATAGAACCTGCACAGGTAATCGTAGATTTTATCTTTTTGGCTTGGACGCATGCTGTCATCTCCAAAATAGAACATTGTACCTTTTTACTTTATTATAACCCGCTTGGGGCAAAAGTAAAGAGACAATTATTGGAATTACTATGGAAAGACACAAATTAAAATTTGCTTTCAACTTGTGAATGTCCAAAATATGTAATATAATAATGGAAATATTAATATTTGCCATGAGAGTGAGAGAGGATATTGAATTATTATGAAATACTGGGTGTTGACGAAAAAGCTACGCAAGAACAAATAAAAACTTCTTACCGTACATTAGTCAAAAAATATCATCCCGATGTTAACGACGCTCCCAACGCGTCAGCATTCTTTCGGTTAATTCAAAAAGCCTACGAAACCCTAGGTAATCAAACTAATCGAGAAAAGTATGATGAGTATATAGAGCATTGCACAAATAATGATAATTTTGAATATGAGGATGACAAAGAAGACAACAACGACGGCTGTGGAGAAAATTACTCAACCTATGTTGATCCCATAAGAGAAAAAACCAGATGGTGTGAAGAAATGTTACATGAACATGGACGACAGGTAGAGTGGTATAATACATATATAAAATTTCGTTTTCAAAAATATAATCCTTTTATAAAATTTTTGTTGATTTCTTCACGTATTATCTTAGCACCGCTTCTTCCAGTGTTAAAGATTGTTTGGGGGATTTTTATACTGTTGACTGCTGTATCGAAAGTTTTATCATGGATAATTGCTATTGGATCTATTGCTGGTTTGGGATATATGGCTATTCATGATAAATTTGCTTATAGTGGTGAATGGTTATTAGGACTTTGTACTTTAGGTGCCGGGATAGCCGCCTACTGGTTACCCCATATTTTGGAATGGCTGGCAGATAAACTTGAGTATGCAATCGATAACTTCAAGCAGTTTATCTCTCAAATCGGAATTTTGTTGTTTAAAAAAGTACCTGAAGGTTGGAGTCCGGATAATGAGGGTTTTATTTAGATGAGTGAAATTTAAGGAAAACCAACAAAAAGCATTGCTTAGATTTAAAAATACACATGTTTGCCCGGAGTAGAGGACAACTCATAATATAACTGTCTAGATTCTCAATGGATATACTAGCAGCGATGGCTCTAATAATGATTACCATAACGATGTCAAGTATCGATGTTTTCTAGTTGAAGCAGCTGTGGGTTAGCTAATTATAAAATTATCAATACCATTCAAAACAGGTTATGATGGATGCAATATTAAATCGCTTTCCTAAAAATGCAGAAAAACTCTTTAACTGCTTTTGAGATGTAGCGGTCTCCAACCATTTCAATCACGAATGAGAAAGCAACAGAGCACAAGCATTTCCTTATTTAATTTTGAATGAAATTCCAAAAAGACCTTTGAGAGTAAATAAATTCGGATACGCTGGTGTCCTGTCACCCGCACCATAACTGAACGCCTATTGTGATACAATGTGTATCGGGATAGGCGTTCAGTTTTTTATTGAAAAAGTGCCTATTTACAAGGCTTTCTCGATACCTTTTAATGAAAGCAGGCTCTGCGACGGTGGTCAAATCACTGCCGAAGGGCCTGCTTCATATTTTCCGGATTAAACCTTTTAACGAAAGGTCGTTACCGTGTGCACTTTTTAATTATTTATCAGTAAAGAAAAAGCCGGAGCCTATTCAGCTCCGACCTCAATTTCAGTTCCGTTGTAGAATACGAAGGTGATATGTCCATCTCGATGGACGATGCCCTTCTCCACCATGACCGTCCAGATGGTGTCATCCCATTTGTCGAGAACCAGAGGATTTTTCTTCAGCGTCCGGATAAACAGTGACATAGCCTTGTCCTGCTGTTGACGCAAGGTTCGTTCGGCCTTCAGTTTTTCGAGTTTACTAACCCCATCCTCATAGCGCTTATTCAGGTTGTTGTATTTTTTCAAGTATTCATCCTGCGACTGCACGGTAGAAGCGTTTTCCTTAACCGCCGCCTTGACCATCTCGGCCACGATTTCGGTCTCCTCAAGCTGGTGGGCAATTTCTGCATTAAGGACATTAAAGTCCATCAGGCTCCGGCGCATGAGCTCACAGTCAGCAATTACCTGCGTTTGCTTATGCATCAGCTGGTTATATGCCTTGATGAACATGGCCTGAATGGTATCGGTATCAAGAACTGGAGTGCCGCATCTCTTTTCGTTATCAAATTTGCTGTTGCACTGCCATATCACTCTGCGGTACCGGTCGGTAGAGTGCCATACCTTCTGGCCATAGTATCCGCCGCAATCGGCGCAGACCAATTTGGTGGAAAGTACGCTCTTTCCGCTATAGGCCCGTCCGAGCTGCTTACGTCTGACAAATTCGACCTGAACCTGGTCCCACTCATCTGGCTCAATTATGGCCGGGTGGCTGCCTTCAACATAGTATTGCGGAACCTCACCTTCATTGGTTTTCATTTTCTTCTGCAGGAAATCCACAGTGAACTTCTTCTGAAGAAGCGCATCACCTTTGTACTTTTCGTTGGTAAGGATGCTTTCTACTGTTGTTTTGCTCCATTTACTGCTGCCGCCCGGCGACGGAATGTTTACGCTTTCAAGGTATTTACAGATGCCAGACGAGGTTTTGCCATCAAGGAAAAGCCGATAAATGAGTTTTACAATAGACGCTTCCTTTTCAACAATAACCGGGTAGCCATTTTCTCCCTTCTTGTAGCCGAGAAAACGTTTATAAGGCATACTGACTTTTCCGTCCGAGAAGCGTTTCCGCTGGCCCCATGTAATATTTTCAGAAATGGACCGGCTTTCTTCCTGTGCCAGCGAAGACATGATGGTTATAAGCAACTCGCCTTTTCCATCGAAGGTGTAAATACCCTCTTTCTCGAAATAGCACTCGACGCCGTTTTCCTTCAGTTTGCGGATAGTTACAAGGCTGTCAACGGTGTTGCGGGCAAAACGGCTGACCGACTTGGTGACAATCAGGTCAATTTTCCCGGCGAGCGCGTCTGAAACCATCGCTTTGAAGCCCTCGCGGTGCTTGGTATTGGTGCCGGATATGCCTTCGTCGGTATAAACCTTGATGAATTTCCATTCCGGTTTTGACTGAATGAACTTGGTATAATAATCGACTTGCGCCTCATAGCTGGTGAACTGTTCATCACTGTCGGTGGAAACGCGAGCATATCCGGCAACGCGGCGCCTTCTTACTGTGGCTGACGGCAAATGCGTTAGCGGATTTATGGTTGGCGGTATTACCGTTACCTTTGGCATTCGTTTTTCCTCCTCTCAATGGTTTTCCGCCGGGCAGCGACTTTCATTTCATCTGTCCAGCTTTGGCTACGAGACCGGTCTTTCCACTGTATTTTGGTCTCGGTCCCGTCTCTGAATTGGTAAATCAGTGTATTCTCGGCGCAAACTCGGATGTGAGCCACACGATCAGAAAAGGCTTGTTCATTAAAATCTTCAATGCCAAGGACCTCTGCGGTAATGCTCATCAGAGTAGATTCCGGTATCTGCTTTGAGGCGCAGGCAACCTTGCCAAGTGTGTTGTATGTGCCGCAAATCCAGACGGGGCCGGTATGTGTAACCTTGCGGCGGTAGTTTTTACCGCAAATGCAGCAAACCAGCTTCCCAGAAAACGGGTACGTCGCTTTGGGCACATTCGCCTTTTTGAACCTTTTTGCGCGTTGAGCCATCTCAGACTGAACCGCTTCAAATGTCTTCGGACTGATGATTGCTTCGTGAGCATTCTCCACATGATACATTGGGAGCTCGCCATGGTTGACAAGCGTTTTCTTTGTAATATGGTTTTCCCTGTAGGTTTTTTGAAGAAGCAAATTGCCCGTGTAAGTATAGTTTCGAAGAATTTTCATAATCGTACTGTGATACCAAGGCTTACCGTTGCGGGTCTTGTAACCTTCAGCATTCAGCCTATTGGCGATGGCGTTATATCCAAGCCCTTCAAGATAATATTCGAAAATCAGCTTAACCAGTGCGGCCTCATCCGGGACAACTACATATTTCCCTTTTTCGTAGCTGTATCCCAGAATAGTGCCGTTCCAAGGCATCCCTTCCTCGAAATTTCTCCGGATGCGCCACTTCTGATTTTCACTTGCCGAACGACTTTCTTCCTGTGCGTAGGATGCGAGAATCGTCATCATCAATTCTCCGTCTCCGCTCATCGTATGGATGTTCTGCTCTTCAAAATAAATGTCCACCCCCAACGCCTTGAATTCACGAACCGTCTGTAAAAGGGTAACAGTGTTTCGTGCAAAGCGGGAGATGGACTTGGTAAGTACCATATCGACCTTTCCGGCGCGACAGTCGGCTATCAGCCGCTGGAAATTGTCTCTGCTGTCTTTCGTGCCGGTTTTGGCTTCATCAGCATAAACACCGACGTACAGCCAGTCAATGTGGTTCTGTATGAGGTTGCTGTAATAGCTAACCTGCGCTGATAGTGAGTGAAGCATCGCGTCCTTACCGCTGGAAACGCGGGCATACGCAGCGACCTTCTTTTTCTGTTCGAGCTTTGGCGGTTTTGGTACTACCGTTATGCTTCTTGGCATTTTGTCACCCCCCTCGTAGTGTGACATATTACCGTTGAACCCGCTGTATATCAAGTCAATCCCGCGATATAAACTACACGAAGATATTCCGTATTTTTCGGCTATGATTGTATCAATTTTGGCGTAATCTTCCGGGGTTAAAATCCCCTGCAACAGCATCTTTTTTGCCTGCAGTATGGATGCAAGGTAATTCTCCAGTTTGGCACGGTAGGCGTCATTCATGGGGGCAACGCTCCTCTCCGAAGCGAGCCGCAATGTAGCAGGGGTGGCAACAATACTTCCTGTTCTTATTTCCGTATGCCGAAAAAGACTTCCCGCAATAGGCACACGTGAACTGATATATAGCCTTGCGATTCACACATTCAAGGTGACTATTCCACCATATCGTCCGACAAGCATCTGAGCAGAATTTTCTCGGTTTACGTCCAGTAGCTATTTTTATTGGTTTTCCGCACTGCTTGCAGATGACGGTGTTCGTCATAGTATCACTGTCAAGGCCATTTCTACGGCAAAAGGAGCGCACCGTATTATCTGAAATATCAAGCTTTTGGCCAATTTTTATATAGCCATAGCCTTGATGGCGCAAAGCTGCAATGGTATCTCGTTGTCCATTTGTCATGTGCTTGCCTCCAATCTGGGGACCCCTGTCCTCACTACCCAATGGAGGCAAAAACGCCGTTTGGCCGAAAAATCAAAAAAATATGCTCACGACGCTGCCTTCAACCTTCACAGGATAGAAAGGCCGTGTTTGAACGAAAAAAAATAAGGCCCGGCAGGATTTTCTCCCGCCGAGCCTTGAAATGATGTCTCAGAGCTTTGCCACATAGTCCAGTGAAATCCAGTCATTCTGGCCAGCCTGATAAGCTTTGAGCAGGCCCCATTTGGTTGCTCCGGTGCCAATTGCTTCCCCGACAATTGTGAATACCCCCTCGCCTGTGAAGCGACCCACGGTGTCGTACTCATATTATTTTTCTTCCTTATCGCTGTGGTCCTTTAGCTGTTCCAGCACGTCTTTAAGCTTTTGCGGGACAGGCAGCCCGATAATCGCCGTGTTTTCCAGAATACTGATGCCCTCGTTGGAAAGATAGAAGAAGATGACCGCCGTGCGAATGGCGCTGCCGTTGCCAATGATCTGTACATCGACGATGTTCGCCATGCCAATGAGAATAAAAATAAGCACTTTCCTACAGATGCCCTTGAAGCCGACCTCGCTGGATACCTTCTTCTGGATTGCGGCCACCATCACGCCTGTGATATAGTCGAGGATCACGAAGGCGAGTAGCGCGTACAGAAAGCCGTCCATTCCTCCGAGAAACCAGCCGAGCATCCCGCCAATGGCTGAGAATGCGACCTGAATTCCAGTCCAGATTTCCTTCATTTTCACTTACCTCCTTATGCTTTTACATATGAAAAAAGGCGGCCGCCCGTATGGACGACCGCTCAAAAGAGATTAACCGTTCAGAGAAGCCTTGACTTTAAAGACTGTCCATTCGCGGTGCTGGTCCGGGTCCATCAGGTCGATGATTGAGTAAACAATGTTGCCACGGATCAGCCTGCAGGAAGCGGTAATCAGCGGATTATGCCTCAAGACAACATTCGCCGCGTCAATAACCTGGACGGACTGGGCAATCCACGCTTCGGTTCCGCCCAAAGGAAACCATTTGCACCGCAGATAGCGGGGCGGATCAGTGGAAAGCGTATTGCCAAGGTCAATCCAGCTTATTGTCTGATGAATGCCTGTACCAGTGACAACTTTCCTCTGGATGCGGATTATGGTCCGCAACTCGCTGATATGCATTTTGTATCTCATGGCAGGCACTCCTAAAACGCGTCTTTGCGGATACCAAAAAAGAGAGCGCGGAGCATGGAAGTCAATTCTCCAAAATCCGCGTTCTCCCGGTTTTCGTACAGATAGGCCACCGCGTAAAGTTCCGCAATCCGCGAAGTCTCTTTTGAAGCGAGAAGCTCCGTTTCGTCTACACGCGCAATGTCCATACACAACTTCTCTGCTGTTTCAATAAATCCCGTTATCACAGAATCTTCATCCGCAGAGTCAATGTGCAGATAAAGTTTTGCTTCATCCAGTGTAATCAGCATTGGCTTACGCCCCCGCGCCTTTGATGGCAAGTGTCTTGACCGCTTCAGGAAGAACCAGCTTTCCATCTACACGCTGGCTGGCAAGGTAACCTACCTGGCCATTTGCGGCATAGAGTTCGTTCAGACGCTGAAAAGAGCGGCCCTGTCTGTCCGCAATCCAGTAGTAGCTGTAATCACCGAAAGCCATAACTTTATTTCCGGCCCCGATCTCCGGAACAAAAGTGCTGGTGTAGTAAGGACGGCTGAGAATCATATCCGGCTGCCCCATTTGGATTGACGGCTGCCAGATATAGTTGCCGTTGCTGTCTTTTAGTTTGCGCAATGCTTTCACAGTGGAATCATTCAGAATCCAGGCCGCGTTTCTACGGTAAGGAGTGCGCAGGGAATGATAAAGATCCATTACATCATCGAATGTAATAGAAGCACTGGCAGCGGTAACACCAATTACCGCGCTGGTTAACAGCCCGGTGGGTTTGCTGCTTCCGTCACCGATGAGAAAGGCTTCCTCCTCCTTTGTACCGATTCGGCGGGCAAACTCGTTTGCAATGTAGCTTTCCAGATTGAAAACACCGTCATTCAGAAGCTCATCGGAAATTTTGATGATGGTTCCCAGCTTAAACGCGCCGATTGTTGCCTGCCCGAAAGCGTCGTCGCTTTCCGGATAAAGGCCATTCTCATCCATCCAGCTCGCTTCTCCGTGCCCGGTAACAATCGGGATCTTGCGGTCGCCGCTGGCCGTCTGAATGATGGTTGCGAGGGTGCGCATGAAATTCTGCTCCTGCAGCTTGTCAATCAGCTGCTGCTCGAACTCATCCGGCACCAGATAGCCACCCTTTGCGTCCGTTCCCACAGAAAGGTCATTGCTCACATCATAGAAGTTGCTTTTGCGGATACTGTTCCAGAATGCTTTTTTATAGGCATCGGACGCGCGTCCTGTTTTTGCTTCAACACCGTTTTTGCCGGGCTGGTTGGTTATGGGTTGCGAGGTCGGATTTGCAAGCTCCGCGTCAATCTCGGCCTGACGCTCCAAGCGGTCAATTTCTTTGCCGAGATTAATGACTTCAGCTTCCATCTTGTCATAGGTCGCGGAGTCCTCGGCGGAGATCAGACCGTCCGCGCCGCGCTTGGCGTCGAGAAACGCTTTCGCCGCTTCCCACGCCTTCGCTCTTTTTTCTCTGAGTTTCAAAATCTGATTCATAGTAAAATCCTCCTCAAATTAATGAGCCAGCAGGCTCAGCCTTTTATCGAACTGCGAAATGGGTACTTTGTTTTCACTCCGCTTTTCCGGCTTTTTCGGGATCAGCTTGGAAAGCAGAGAATTAGTGACCGCCGCGCGGGAGAACAACATGGCCTCCGTTTCGTTCGGCAGATCTTCCTGCTCCTCCGGTGAGAACAGAATCTCGTCGGCAAAGTGAAGCTCCACAGCTTTCTTGGCGTTGAACCATGACTCCGTATCCATAAGATGCGAAATCACCGTGCGGGAAAGACCCGTTTTGATCTCGTAGGCGTTCATAATGCTTTCCTTGACTTCCGCGAGCATGTCGATGGCCTTCTGCATTTCGCCTTCGTCGCCGATTGCCACGGTCGCGGGGTTGTGAATCATCAGCATAGCTACCGGCGACATACATACTTTTGTGCCCGCCATTGCGATGACGGAAGCGGCCGAGGCCGCAAGCCCGTCGATCTTGACCGTGACATTGCCCCTGTAATCCATGAGCAGGTTGTAGATCTGCGCCGCCGCGAAGCAGTCACCGCCCGGCGAGTTGATCCAGAGGGTAATGTCGCCGCTCCCGGCGTTCAGTTCGTCTTTGAACATCTGGGGAGTAACTTCATCGCCGTACCATGTTTCATCGCTGATCTCGCCGTTCAGATAAAGTGTGCGTTCGCTGCCAAATTCGTCGGCACCATCGTTCTTTACCCAATTCCAGAACTTCCTTTTCACGTATTGTTACCTCCCTGACCCGGTTTGTCGCCGCCCGCTTTCGTGGACGCTGCGAAGATTCCGGCGTCTTTCAATTTGGTCATGTTGCCGTTGATGAGATACAGATTGCCGCCTTCCTCAGCCGGGATAGGATTCAAATCTTCCAGCTCGCGGATGTCGTTGGCGGAGAACCAGCCGTTCTGCCTGCCTGTGGCGTAGCCGTTCATGCGGCTTTGGTAATCGCCGCGCTGCAGCCCGTCCACGTTCAGCTTGATGAAGTACTGCTGTTTTTCTGCAGGAGTGAACAGCGAACGCATCAGGCTCTGCTCCCAACGGATTACCCACGGGTCGAGCGTGTATTTCACAAATTCCAGCGACTGCTGCTCAATATTGGAAAAGCTGGACTTCTCGAGGTCGCCCGCCATGTGCGGCGGAATGCGGTAGAGTCGCGCAATCTCGTCAATCTGAAATTTTCGCGTTTCCAGAAACTGCGCTTCCTCCGGTGAAATGGAGATCGGCGTGTATTTCATGCCTTCCTCCAAAACGGCAATCTTGTGAGCGTTGCCGGAACCACGATAGACCTCATTCCATGAATCGCGCACCTTGGCCGGGTCCTTCAGAATACCCGGATGCTCCAGTACGCCGCTGGGGTTGGCTCCGTTGGCAAAGAAGCTGGCACCGTATTCTTCGCAGGCCAGCGAGATGCCGACCGCGTTCTTGGCCATCGCAATCGGCGAGTAGCCGACGAGGCCGTCGAAGCCCAGTCCTGGAATATGCAGTACGTCGTACTGGGAGAGCCGTACCTGACCATATTGCTTCACGTTCGGGTTTTCATCGCTGCTTTTTGTGTACAGGTAGTAGAGTTCGCCTTGCTCATCCCGGTCGACCTGCATCTTGTCGGGCAGTAGCGGATAAAGCGCTACGACGCGTCCGGCTCCGTCCCGGATGATCTGCGCGTAAGCGTTACCCCAGATGAGCAGATGGCTCATCAGCGTTTCGCGGAATACGAACGATGTCATTTCCGGGTTCGGTTCGTCGTGCAGAATGTGGTAGAGCGGGTGGTCATACACGCGCTCCTTACCGCCGTCGCTCTTGTAGCGGTATAGATTGAGCGGCAGAGAAGCAATGGCTTCCGACAGGATGCGGACACAGGAGTAAACCGCTGTTGTCTGCATCGCCGTGAACTCATTGACGTTCTTGCCGCTCGTCGTCGGGCCGAAAAGGTATCGAAAATCTGTGCCGGTGTAGTAGTCGTGAGGCTTGTCTCTTGCCTTGCGGGAATGCTTTTTGAAGTGGAACATGGCTGTGCCTCCTTAAAAATGAGTGTGAAAAAGCACCTCCGGAGAGATGCTTTGCTTGTTCGTCGTTTTATATATTAAAATGACAATTAGTGTTGTACTTTGTTTCTCTAATCAGGTATAATATCAATATTCGATGAATGGAGAGCAGAGTATGAACATATATATTGATGAATCAGGGTCCATCAATAACCATGACGCGAAAAGAGTTCCATATTTTGTTGTGGCTATGATTCATGTTACAAATAAAGAAAAGCTAAAGCGTGCCTACAAACGCTTTGTTGCATCCAATTTGGATCGGCTTCGTGAATTAGATTGCGATCGTGTTGATCAAAAAACAGGTAAAATTGTACGGCCTGGTGGGAAGATGTTTGTCAATGGAAAATTTCACGAACTAAAGGGCAATCAGTTTGACCGTGAAATGAAGAAAAAATTTGTGAATTACTTTTCAAAAAGCCCATACTTTGAGATATATTACATACGGATAAAAAACGGACGGCTTAGTGATACATTTTGCCAAAATACAGCACGAGTCTTTAATTACAATATTTGTCTTTCTCTTAGTTATTTCTTTAGCAAAGGATTTCTCCCTGATGAACCATGTAATTTACAGCTTGATGAACGCAATGAAAAGACCGAAACCAAATATTTCCTTGAGAACTATTTAAACACTCAGTTGACAATGAGCGGTACAGTATCAGGGCCGTTTACTGTTCATTACTTTGATTCATCCTGCAACCAATTCATTCAAATTGCAGATGTTTTCGCAAATCTTTATTACTCTCAGCTACAAACTCTTTGCTATAACGATGAAATGAAAAAATTAGAAGACGTAGGAATGCTAAAATTTATTTTTGATTTCCCCTTGTAGGAATATTGACACCAACCGTGGTATATGCTAATATAATGGTACCAACAGTAAGTCCTATGTTAGTGCCGTTTTCAAGGTAAGCGTCATGTATTGGCGTCACTATTAGGCAATTGGTACCATGGTAATTAGGGCGAGCCAGTTCATTTTGAACTGGCTCGTTTTTTTACAATACCAGTAGGCCGCGCTCATTATAGACTGACTCACCGGCATCCCCACAACGAATTGCCCGGTCGAGCGCCATAATTGTTGCGACCGCGCCGTCTATCTTTTCCGTCGATTTTTCCTTATCCGGTTTGATGTTCCCGGCCGGGTCCGTACGGATGAAAATGTTGTCCATCATCCAGCGCAGGACCGGGTGCCCGCCATGGGCGAGCTGCCCAGCCAACGTGAGCCGCATGAGTTCCTTGGTTGGCGGGCTCATATCTTTGAAGCCTTGCCCGAAGGGAACGACCGTGAAGCCAAGGCCCTCAAGGTTCTGGACCATCTGCGTTGCGCCCCAGCGGTCAAAGGCAATCTCACGAATATTGTAACGGGTGCCGAGTTCTTCAATGAAGCTCTCGATAAAGCCGTAGTGAACCACATTACCTTCGGTCGTCTGCAGGAAGCCCTGCTGCTTCCACAGATCGTAATTGACATGATCCCGTTTCACGCGGATGTCAATGTTCTCTTCCGGTATCCAGAAGAACGGCAGGATGTTGTATTTGTCCTCCTCATTCTCTGGAGGAAACACCAGCACGAACGCTGTGATATCCGTAGTGGAGGAGAGGTCCAAGCCGCCGTAGCAGACGCGGCCCTCCAGCGACTTCGGGTCGACTGGGAACGCGCAGGCGTCCCATTTTTCCATCGGCATCCAGCGGATAGACTGCTTTACCCACTGGTTCAGTCGGAGCTGACGAAAGGCGTTTTCTTCGGCGGGATTTTGCCGGGCCGATTCGCAAGCGTCGCGGACCTTGTCAATACCGACCGTGATGCCAAGCGACGGGTTTGCTTTTTTCCATACCTTCGGGTCCGTCCAGTCATCATCCGGACCGGCCCCGTAAATAACCGGATAAAATGTGGAGTCGTGCTTCCGGCCTTTAATGATGTCCTTTGCTTTTTCATGGACTTCCCAGCAGATGCTGTTCTGGTTGTCCCCGGCCGTTGTGATGAGAAAATACAGCGGCTGCATTCTCGCGTCACCGCTGCCTTTCGTCATGACGTCGTAGAGCTTCCGGTTCGGTTGGGTGTGCAGTTCGTCAAAGATAACGCCATGAGTGTTGAAACCGTGCTTGTTTGCCACGTCCGCCGAGAGTACCTGATAAAAGCTGCTGGTCGGCTGGTAGACGAGGCGCTTCTTGGAGTCGAGAATTTTCACCCTCTTTGAGAGTGCCGGACACATGCGGACCATATCGGCGGCGACATTGAAAACAATGGATGCCTGATTGTGATCGGCCGCGCAGCCATAGACTTCGGCACGCTCCTCACCGTCACCGCAGGTAAGCAGCAGCGCGATAGCCGCAGCCAGTTCGCTTTTGCCCATCTTCTTCGGGATTTCCACATAGGCGGTGTTGAACTGTCGATAGCCGTTGGGCTTCAGAACACCGAACACATCCCGGACAATCTGTTCCTGCCAGTCGATTAGCTCGAACGGTTCCCGGTACCACTGGCCCTTGGTGTGCCGCAGGCTTTCAATGAAACTGACGGCATAATCGGCGAGATTCTTGTCGTAATAGGAATCCTTTGCCATGAACCTGGTTGGTTTGTATTTTCTGAGCTTCCGTATATGCCGTCGCCTCCTTTCAGTGGGCATGAAAAAAGACTGCCGGAGCAGCCTTGCAAGAATCTATAGATAACGAGAGACAGGGCCTTCCGGCCCAGACTCCTGGCTGCGTTCAGTTGTAATCCTTCATCAGGATGGCAAGCGCGGTCGCGGTGCTTTCGTCGGCGGGCTCGATGTCCCAGCCCCGGTCATAGTTGCAAACCGTCTTGCCGTTCCGCTTCAGCGTCAGCTTGGAAATGTGGCCCTCGTCGATGCCGTACTGCGAACCCTCGTCGTAGTGCTTGACCCAGTAGTGGAAAATGTCGCTACCGAGCTTGATGCTTCCTTCTGACCACATGGTTGCCGCCTCCTTAAAATTCCTTGATTGTCGCGTTGTCGTCGGCGTCGCGAATGGAGAAGATCTGCTCTTTGACCTTCTCAGTCATGGCGACCACCGACCTTCCGACA